GTCATCGCAGCAGTCCAACTCAGAGCAATAGTTGTTGAGCATCTTTGCTTCAACCTTCTGAGTGGGATACTCTTGCTCAAAGGTCACTGGGAATCGCTCAAGGAATGCTTCGTTGAGGACGTTGGTGCCGATGAAACGACCGTCTTCAGATCCCTTTCCTTTAGTGTTAGCAGTAGCGACCACAGTGAAACCAGGAGCAGGATTGACATAACGACCGATTTTCTTCAGGAATACACCCTTACCTTCAAGAATAGATTGGAGACAAAGGATTTTGTTGGATGCCAGATCAATCTCATCGAGGAGGAGCACAGCACCTCGCTCAAGTGCCTCAATAACAGGACCATTGTGCCACACAGTATTACCGTCAACCAGACGGAAACCGCCAATAAGATCATCTTCATCGGTTTCGATAGTGATGTTGACACGGATCAACTCGCGACCAGTAGCAGCACATGCTTGCTCAACACCGAAGGTCTTACCGTTACCAGACAGACCAGTGATAAAGATCGGATAGTAGATCTTGCTAGCAATTACTTTCTTAAGGTCGGTAAAGTTTCCGAAGGGGACAAAGTTGGTATCTTTAGATGGGATCAAGGATTCGCGGACGACTGGGGCAGATTCGATAGTGTGCTCAAGTTGCTCACGCGCTTCTTGAATGGTCAGATTCCACTTGCCCCGACCAGACTTGTAAGAGTCAAGTCGCTTGGTGATGGTGGGATAGGAAACGTCGAAGTGATCTGCTGCACGGAGCAGGTGAGCAGTCCGAACGTCTTGACCGAAATTACGGGTGAGGAAGTCAATGATGTCGTTGGTGGTCACGTCAGCAGTGCGGGGCATTGAGTGGTGTCTGTCGATTACCTAGTAATTATAGGGCACTGGTGCCTTGACTGACGACGGTTGAGACCGCTTCGTCAACTGGCACAGGGGCATCAAAGGGTCGGACGTATTCTCGATGAGTTGCACAAAGAGACTTGAGTTTCTCTTTCATAAACCAGAATCCCTTCATGGGATCAGTATGATCTCCACAGGTAAAGATGTCACAAACTGCCATCGCATTCTCTGGCCAAGTGTGAATAGAAATATGAGACTCTGCTAGTAGGGTTACTGCTGTAACTCCCTGCGGCTCAAACTGATGAGACACAGTATTTAGAAAGGTTGCGTTGCACTCTACTGCAGTTTCATACAACAAATTCTCAATAAACATCCTGTCATTGAGAAGATTCGTATCACAACGATACAATGTAAAGAGGACGTGTTTCAATTCATTCTATCCAACTAGGTTTACGATCAGGTTTGCGAAGGTAGTTATCTTTTACCCAGGGTTTTGATGCAACATACATCTTATATGCCGTGATGGTATCAATACTTTCATCAAGTTTGTATTCCTCGGGCATAGCACGAGCAAATGGCGTGTGCTTTTCTGGGCATCCGTGCTGGTAGATTAGTCCAGCCATGAAGAGACTACGTTTACATGCGTGTATTTTACCATACCTATACTCATATTCATCACACAATGCCAATCCGTGTTGAAGTAACCACGCAATATTGTGATCACTTTCTGCTGTCCATATTGTGCATGGGTGATTACGGAATGCACCCTTCTCAGTGTTGTATGCACTTCCATCTGCTTTAAGCACAGGTCCGATATTCTTATACCAGCGACTGTATACAATGGAAAGCATCTGACAGCACTCCAAAGGCATCTTTACGATATGCTTGTCTGGCAGCACTGTCGCTGCCAGGACTGGATCATTATCGACTGCAAAGATATTCATGCAATTTGGGTAACAAAGGAGGACAGGATCTTTTTGTTGTTTGCCTTGGACTTGAGAGACTTCTTGAATGCATTGCGAATTTGTGCATTCGTAGCATCAACTCCAACCTCAAACTCGGTATCGATATTTAGATGGTTGGCAGACAGGAAATACAACTCTTGGAAACCGTGAGCAACAATGCAACTGGATTTCGTACGATTCCACTCTTTCTTTGCATTCTCAGACTCTGCAGGAGTAAGACCACAGGAGTAAAGAAGGTAATTAAAGTCGCGAGTGGAAGCAATACGGAATCCTAGGAAGTTGCACTGAGGGAAACGACCCTTCATGTAGCGTAGCAGTTGAGCGGTCAAACCACCACTACCAGGCGCATAGGTGTAACCTTTCTTACGATCACGGACAACACTCCCATGACGAATGGCAGAGCGGTAGATACTTTTAACCTCTTTCCAATTGGTGTTTATCCACTCTCCAGACTGCTGTGCTTCACCATCAGTAAGGATCGTAATGTGGACTTTCTCCACACCATTCTTACGTTGGAAAGCAGGGATCAGTGATTGGAGAGTGACAATTGCTTCATTAAGAGGGGTGCCAGAGAGACCCAGAATGTGAGGCAATTCACCAGGGCACTTGGAGCGAAGATCATAGTCATTGCGACCACCGCCATAGTATGCCCAGTAGTGATAGGTGACACGCCACAGATAGGTTGCCATCGTCTCAAAGTTAGAATTGTTGAGGCGACTGCTCAACAGATTGGGCATGAAAAACATCTCATGATGTGCAAAGTAACCATGCTTAGCAGTCTTCTCAATGAATGCCTCTCGGTCAAACGATCCGTCAACAAACGATCCATCGTTGACAAAACTGTAGACTTCAAAGGGAATGCCACTCTTGCGACAGAAGAAGCACAAAGAGAGCAGTTGCTTGTAGGTATCGTGCAAGACTTCTGCCATGGATCCCGACCAGTCAAGAATGAAGATCAGACCATGATTCTTACCGTCAGGACGGATCGTGATCTTCTTAAAGAGATCCTCATTGTATTTGTAGGTGTGAAGTTTCTTGGTGTCTAGCACACCAGTGCGAGAGATAGACTCGCGAGCATATGCTGATGCAGACTTCTTCATCTCAAACTCTTTGGCAAGGTAGTTTACCTCGCGTGAGCATTCACGCTTGAATTTACGATACTCACTATCAACAAAGGAGAAGTCAACTGTGCGATAGTTTTCCAACTCAGGATCATTGAATGCTTCCTGATTCCAGTAAGTTTCACACAACTGCTGGATCCTTTCGACAGGAATGACAACGTGATCTAGGTCGGTGTCTGGAATATCAAGATAGCGGACTTCATTGAGAGAAGACTGAGACGTGATATCTTTCAGACGCTCCTGCAGAGCAGCATCAGTATCGGACTCAAGGTCACACTCTTCTCCACCACCGCGACCTGCATTCTCGGCAGAGGTTTCGTTGTTGGTAGATTCATCGGAAACGTTATCAGACTCACCCTCCTGTTGATCAGGTTTCTCACCCTCACCTTCCTGGTCACCAGAAACCTTTTCCTGAGGGCGATCACTGCCACCTTTAGGGGCATTAGCAGTATCGAGTTTCTCCTGCTGCTTACGCTTCTCAAACTCGTAAATAGCAAGGGCGGCGGCAATGGCATCCTCAAACGTCTCAGCGGCGCTTACAGCGTCACGCAGAGGGGTCTCAGAGTCATCAAAGGGCAGCAGTAGATTGGCACCTACCTTGAAGTATAAGTTGATACGATCGATCAGTTTCAGGGTTTCCAGTTTGGTCTCAGCAACCTGAAAGAAATCGCTGGCATGTAACTCAGCATACCCCCTGAAGAAGTCTTTTGTCAGACCAGGAAACTTACGCTTCATGTGCTTCTCTACCCGAGCATCCTCAGTCACGTTGACATAGGACTTAGGGCAGGGGAGATTCTCCAGACTGTCATCGTTGGGAGTGAAGAGAGCGTGACCCACTTCATGACCCACAAGCATGGTGTGGACGTGATCAGACACATCCCAGAGGGGCAGAGTCAGGACACGAGTCTCCACGTTGAAGGAAGCGGTCTCGCACTTGCGGTGCTCGATCGTCAGGTTTTCAGCAGCAAGGAGTTTGGCGAGTTGACCCTTGACTTCGTTGTGGAGCATCGTGGTGCCGTGTCGTGTATGCATATACTATAAGACCCCCGACGAGGATCGGAGGTCTTGGTGTGACGCTTTTTGAAGTGGCGCAGTGCCTCCTTCCTCGCTCGCATCGCCTGCGGCTTGAGGTGGCGCTTCTGATCCTTCTTACTGTGGTGTTGCCAGTTAGGGAGTTGCATCGGTCTGGAGTTTAGAGAAGTCGTTAACTTTCTCAAACTGAAGGGTGGTGTCAAACTTATCCAGTAGGACCTCGCCCTTGTGTGAGATCACAAATAGGTTAGTATGCTTGTCAAGCCCCTTCAGGATCTT